ATGGATGCTTTAAGTAAGCTGGGTTTCAAATTTGAAATGCAGCATGATTTGGAAAATGACCAGGTAAGGCTGTTAGTACAGAACTTAAACGAGAGGAGGAATTGAGCTATGGTTGTATCAAAACGCTGCGTGATGTGTGAGAATACAGTAACCCTTGAGCTAACGACTAAGGAATATATTGCCTGGAAAGAGGGTAAGGCAATCAAAGAGGCAATGCCGGATCTTGCTAAAGATGATCGGGATTTTCTGGTTTCAGGTATCTGCGGAGTATGTTCCAAAAAGAACTGGGTAGATGAGGAGGAGAACAGCTAATGACATTAGGTAAAGTGGAAAGCAAGGATAATTACAAAACTATCCAGGCAAATTTGCAGAATATATTTGTGTGGAATGGTGATGTGTTTGTTTGTCATATTTTTCATTTTGGGAATACAATCTTTATGAATCCTGTAATAGTGAACTATGATATTGATATTTCAAAAAGCAGATTATGTGAACTGCTGGGTTATGATGCCGGTGAACTTGACAATTACAGGATCGAAGTTGCCACAATGATGCCGGGAATTGATGAATGTGATACGGTTGTAGGCTGGATGAGCAAAGAAAAGATAAAACAGGTAAGAAAGGTAGGATCGATATGAGCGTAATAGGAGCAATGCAGCCAAAGGAATTAAAAAATGTTCGGTTTATAAAAAACCTTATGGCAGAATACGAAAGTGATCTTGTGCATGGTGATAAAGACTTCTGGGTGATGTATGAATTTGATCCGGAATCCAGGGTAGCGGCTGATGTATGGGATTGTGATGTTGATAAGGTTGAGCTTATTACCCGGCTGATGGATCAGGATTACCGGATAGATTTTTACATAAACCGGTGTGATATGGTTAATGATCCGGCCTTGCGTGAGAAGATCGGGAAGTGCATGTACTTTGACTGGAGATCTGATTGCTGGATATACAAGGGAATGGATTTCGAGCCGGTGTATCATCCATACCTTAAGCTGAAAGAGGATGCCATTACATTTACGATAAGATATCTTTATGATTTTCAAAAGGCTGATCTTGAATGGCTGCTGATGGAACGTGCCATAGAAACCGGAAAGTGGGTGGTGGATGCGTGATTATGTATGTGTGGGATGTGGTAAAAAAAACACTTATTGGCAAAGAAAGAAACCGGTTTTGTGTGAGGATTGCAGAAAGGCTGTTGCTGAATATCCTAAACTACTGGAACAGCTAAAGAAAAATGACAATAATGTTATTGTTATTGGAAAAGAAAAATCTTATGCACTACCTTATATTTCAACAAAGGAGGATTATGAGCCTGAATTTCAAGATTTATTTCACCAGGTAGTTGAAAAATTATCGGTGTACTTAGATTGGGATGCATTAACTAATGACAAAGATTATAAGCGGTATTTTTTCAAAGGTGAAGAATATGGAATCGGTGATAAGTATCAGTGGGATATTCCAATATCGATTGATAAAGAGAATTGGAAAATTTTGCATGATATGTATATACTGGTTAGCAAGATGTGTAAAGATCAGTATAATGCCGGGGTGGTATCCGGTAGATCATTGCTCATGAGCCTTAATTCGGGTGATTTAACTTTGAAAGATTTTGATGAAAGTCTGAAAAATTGATGTATGATCCAGGTGTATATCGTGAGGCTGAATATGATTACGGCAAGGTTAAGCGGAAACGTGCTTTTACCGGAATAACTAAGGGGCAGCTATGGGATTCATTTACCAAACATGGCTATGGCTGGGGAGTAAATGAAAGGTTTCCGGTAGAGGCTGTTTCGCTGGATCTGAATATAATGCCAATGGATGTATTATTTATGCTGGAGTACTTTTTAAATCTGAACTGGTATAAGGATAATTTGAGGCCGGTAACAGTGGAGATTATTAAGAAACGGTATAAAAGGCGTAAAATGAATTGGGGTATTGACTGGAAAATAGTTGATTGTAAAATGGTACAAATAGCAGGTAATAATTATAAACCAAAAGGAAAGAAAAAAAATGCAGAATGAAGAAAGAATTTTCAGAGTAACGGTAAAGGGTACTTCTCCACTTCTTATGAATAAATTTACTGATGAAAGCGGTAATAAGAAAACCAAAAAAGAATATAATGATCAGGAGGAGGCAGAGAAAAGGCTTTATATAAACGGAGGTATAATTTATCAGCCAGCAGAGCATTTTGAAAGAAGTATGCAGAAAGCCGGTGTGAATTTTAAATACTCCGGCAGAAAAACTTATTTGGATTTTTTGAAATCGGGTGTATTTGTGGAGCCGGATTTCATTCCACATAAATTTCCAAAGTGGAGTGTTGATAAGAAGCCGGTTAATATACAGAAAAATAAGATCATGCGTTCCCGGCCAATTTTTTATGAGTGGGAACTGGATTTTTTGTACCGACAAAAACCAGGGATGCAGTTAATTACGGAATGACTTATGATGTAAAACTTGCCAAGGCTATTGGTTATGAGAATGTTTTGTTTATCGGCAAAACAAAATCCGGTTTAATAGCCAGGGACAATGACATCCAGCAGTTAAACGCATTTGAAAATCAAAGTGAACTTACACAAGTTCCGAAAGGGTAAAAAATAAACATGCTTAAAGAATTAATCACGTATTTATTTGATTTCGTAAAGGGTGCGGATAAGATCGTAGAAGTTGATAAACGCAAGTACTTTACGTTTGGGAGGGATTTTGAAATAATTAATCCTCCATTACCGACAGCCTTATCAGTACAGGGGCTTGCCGGGGTTGTAGGGTATATTAAATCAGAACCGGCAGATACAAAGCTGGTAGTAACATGTGATACCAGTACTGTACAGGTGAGAGGATCGCTGGATGAGCTTTACCAGGACAGGGCTTGTTATTTAGCGACATCATTCGGTTATTTTACTTTCAAATTCGGGTATTACTATGGTGTAGAGGAATTCATCATTTTGATGCAAAGTCAATTTGAGGAAACTCCGGAAAAAACTACGCTGCTGAAACTGATCGGAAATATTAAAGATGGGCAGGTAATCTCAAGGCTTGATGATGGTATTACCCAGGAAGTAACAGCCAGGGTAGGTATTACCAGGCTGGAAAATGTACCATTGCAGAACCCGGTTAAACTTAATCCGAAAAGAACATTTTCGGAGGTTGAACAGGTTGAAAGTCCATTTATTATCCGGGGCAGATCCGGCCAGGGAGAGCCATCATTCGCTTTATTTGAGGCTGATGGTGGAGCGTGGCAGATAGAGGCTGTAAAAAGGATCAAGGAGTACATCTTTAAAGAGGCTGGAGCGTTGAATTCCAATCTCTTGATCCTTTAGTTTGGTGGTTGTATTGGGGCCGGTGAGTTTAACCGGCCTAATTTTAATTTTTAGGTAAATGGCAAAAGCAGGTTATATAAAGTTTTACCGGAAATCAGAAGATAACGATCTGTATTTCGCTGAACGTTTTACCAGGTGGCAAGCGTGGATGGATCTGCTTATGCTTGCAAGTTATATGAAAAGAACGGTGTTTATAAGGCATGTTCAAGTAGAGCTTGAACCGGGTGAGCTATGCTGGAGTCAACTTTCATTATCGAAGCGGTGGAAATGGAACCGGCAGACAGTGAGTAAGTTCTTAAATTACCTTGAAAAAAAGGAAATGATAAGCAGCAGAATTACTTTTGTAACAACTGTAATAACAATTACTAATTGGGACATATATAACGGTTTATACACAGAGGATATACAGCAAAGTATGCAGCTGCTTGAACAGCAAAGCATACAGCAACTCAAGCAACAACACGACAGCAGAACCGACACAAACAATAAGGTTAAGAATGTAGATAAAGATAAGAATATAATAAAAAATTCAGAAAATATTGAACAAGTTATTAACAATGATAAAAAAAAACTGAATTCGATAATTGATAAAGTTACCAATAACATGAGTTTTAAAAGCGTAACGAGTGGTGAAAAGAAAGTTTATAATGATCTGTTTAAAGGATCTAAGATTAAAGGATTCTAAAAAGGAAAAGCAAATTAGTATCATTCAATAATTTAACATATCTAAAAGGAGAACAGCATGAAAAAAGACAGTTTATCAAAAGGGCGGCCCGGCAGCAAAAGAGGATCAAAGAAACAAACAGGTGTAGTTTCGTTAGAAATTAAGGAAATACATATTGACCGGAAGCATAAATATGTAAACTTACCGGTAGTGATCGAGGCTGCAAAATTCAATCCTCATACCGGGGCAGATTTAGTCAGATCCTTTCCGATTGATAAAGATTCAAAATCTTGGCTGGAGTTTCATCCACAGGAGCAAAAATTATCGTTGCATAGTAATGGTTTAGTGGGGAATGTGCCAGAGGGTGACTATATCGTAAAGGGTGTTAATGGTGAATTCTATTCCTACAAGCCGGATATATTTGCCAAGATATACAGGCCGGTAAGTGATGAGCCTGAACTTAAAATGTTCCTGGTGATCTATGATTTTGAAAAGACATTCGCAAAGATCGGGCAGGTAGCGGTAATACATGCAGCTGATGAAAAGGCCGCAAAAAAGGAATTCGGTGATAAAACGGGGATCAAATCAAAGTTTGATAAAATTGAAGTGATCGATATTTCTAAAATTAAAAACAATTACTACTACTATGCAACTAAGAAAGATAAAGGGTAAGAATAAATATTTCTTATCTGAATTTGGTGATGTATTCAGGATCGTATCGACATTTAAGCGGAATAACAAGGCAAAGTTAAATAACACGGTTACGATATGTGAAGATGGTAAACACGAAACCATAGGTCTGGAATCACTGATGAAAACCATGTACCCGGAGTTTTACAATGTTGATCTGGGTGAGTTTTTTACCAAGGTGGAGTATGATTTATGGCAGCGGAAATTAAATACGCTGGAAAAAAGTGAGTGGAAAAAATTCAATGAGAGCATTGTAATGACAATCAGGAACCGTAGGCTATGGGAACGTGGAACGGACAGAAGAAAGCAGCAATTGGAGAGGCTGTTTGAAATATGATACGATATTTAATACTGGTTATAAATATACCAGGGGCAGAGCCGGAAAGTTTTTGGTTTTATGATAAAAGCAAAGCTGATGATACTTATGATTATTATACCGGTTACACTGATGCTTATGTTGAGTTTTACACTTGTCATTTAGAAAAAGCATTTAATAATAAGGAGGATCTGGGTGATGCTGCAAGGCTTGAAAACAAAGATAGCTAATTTTCATATTAGCCAGAAGATCAAGAGAATTTGCCGTGATGTGAAAGATGTTGATGCGGAACTGAAAAAGGCCGGTCTTGCCAGGGATGAGAGAAAGAAGTACTGGAGAGAGCTTATCCGGATCATCAAATGATAACAGTTGTAAAGATCGAAAGTGATGTATTGGTTAAGATCGATAAAATACTTGATGAGTTTCACAGGACATATATCTCAAAAAATCAGGCGGCAATAAAATTATTAAGAATTATCGAAGATGAAAAAAGTAAATGTAAACCAAAGAATGATCCAACAGCTGATTGACTGTTATTTTCAGGCCGGGTACCGGTTTGTAAATGAGGAGGGTGGTATCATCCTGGGTGAAAGGATCGGGAATGAGATCACAGTAACCAGTTTAATCAGAATGAAGAATGAGCATACAAAATATTTCAAGTTCTTTGCAAAAAGGGGATTTTTGAAAATACTGGTATGGCTGTTTTTCAAGACAAAAAATAAAGTTCAGTACATAGGTGATTGGCATTTTCATGTATCGGATAATGCAAAACCATCAGCGGAGGACATTATTACCATGAAGAAAAAAACAATGATATTCCGGAATAACATGCTGCTGCTGATCATAGCGCAGAACATTACGGCCACAATAACACAGTTCAATTATGAAAGGCGCTGGAGGGGTTATAATCACATGATAGCTTATGATACAATCCAGGTGAGGGAGTTGCTGTAATGAGGACAAAAAGAAGCTGGAAACCTACAAATAAACAGAGGGATCTTATATTTTTGATCTGCAAGGATCAATCAAGCAAAGAGATAGCGGAACTGTTAGGATTGCCGTATAAATCGGTAGAGAACGCAGTATCACGTATGCTCCGGGCAGTAAATGTTAAAAGCCGGTTAGGGCTTGTGGTATATTGTTTGGAAAAGAAGATCATAAAAAGGCAAAATTTAAGTTACGAATTGAGAAGTAAAACCAAGGATAAGCAATTCTGAAATGAAAAAGGTGATCTTATACTGGCATAAAAATCACAAGGTAGCGGAGAACCGTGTACTTTCGGAAGTGCTTGTAGGTTTAGGAAATATGACAACTGATGAATTGAAGCTGCTGAAAAAGGATCTTGAAACATTTGATGGAGGACTGCTACTCCGGATAGATAAAAAAGCAATGCTGAACAATGTTAAAGAAATAATTAAAAAGAGGAATTACTATGCCCGAAAATGGTGTGAAGAAAGATTCAAAATTTAAGCCAGGCAATAAGGCCGGTCAAGGCAGAGGTAAAGGCACGTTGAATAAAACAACAGCGATAAAAACTGCTGTTCGGGGTATTATGCAGAAGATAGCTAACAATGAATTAACAGTTCAAAGCTGGGAGGACATTGAAAAATATGTATATACGGTGATTGCTTATGATGGTTTATCACATGATGATCCCAAGGTGAGGCTTAAACTTGCACTTGAGCTATTGCCATTTATGAAAGCAGCAAAGCAGAATGAATTACAGGATGCCGGGGCCAAGGGATTACAGATCAATTTATTCGCTCCATCAGCGCCAGATAATCCATATTTAGATAAAAGCAAAGAAGTGAAAAATTTACCAGTTATTTCAAATCCAGTAAAAGAAAATGCAGCCATTAGTAATAAAGGATAGTTCGGGTAAGATCTGGTATGAGAGCCAGGAAAAGCAAACATTTTTCCATGATGCTGTACTTAGGCGTGATGAAACCGGGATAACTGAATTCATGTATGGAGGGGCAGCTAAAGGCGGCAAGAGCCATAGTTTGAGGTTTACCATGCATTATTTTGGTTTGCAGTTTCAGGGGCTTAAAATGCTGCTGATAAGGAATACCCTGGGGCAGCTGGAGGAAAACCATATAGAAAAACTGGAATATGATCTTCCGGATGAGTGGTACACGTATAACGGACAGAAATACAGGATCACGTACTGTACCAATAGTATTTTAAGATTTGCATACGGACAAACCAGGGCAGAGTTCCGGAACAGGCTGGGTAATGAGTATGATATTATCGGTGTAGATGAGGCTGTAACGGTGAGTATGGAACTGATATTGCTGTTGAGATCAAGGCTTGCGGCAAGTATAAAAGGTTTCACTCCGTTTATGATGCTTACAACTAATCCAGGTGATCCATCAGCAGCGGTTGATAGTACCAGGGCATTAAAAAGTTATTTCATTGACAAGGATTTTAATGTGAAGTTTCCAAAACTTGTTAATTTACAGAATCCTTATGAACCGCATAAAGTATTATTTATACCGGCAAATGTATTCGATAATAAATTACTGATCGAAAGGGATCCGGGGATCGTTGATAGGTTATCGAAGTTACCGGCAGCTGATAGAGCCAGGTATTTTGAGGGCAACTGGGATACACATGAGGGGCAGTATTTCAGTATGTGGAACATAGAAGTTCACGTGATAGAGCCATTTGATATACCTGATGACTGGAAAAAGCAGGGTGGAGGCGATTACGGCAATGTAACTTGTATGGAAATGGTAGCCAGGAGTTCTGATGGTGATTATTTCTTTTACGCTGAACATACAACTGATGGTGGGGCCGGAACAACAGCAGCGGCACAAAGCTGTTACAAGTTTCTTGAAAGGCTGGGTGATCTGGATGTGATTACCAGGTGGGATGTAACATTATGGGCTAAGAACAAATTACTTGATGTTAAAATAGCTCCAGCAGCCAAGTTCGAGGCAATGGGAATGAAAATAGCTCCGGTTAGCAAGGTAAAGAGCGAAGATATGAATTTCAGGGTATGGACTGGAAAGCATATACAGGACTTGATGATGTGGGATAGAACGCTGAATGCAGCCGGTGAAGATATCTTTACGAGGAAACCGAAGTTTTACATCTTCCGGGGCAGATGCCCGAAGCTGGTAGAAACAATGCCATATTTGAGGCGTGATCCGGTTTATGAGGATGATATTGATCAGGATACTGATGATGATCACTGGTATGAGGCCGGTAGGAACGCAATAGTAGGGTTTAGGCAGCCTTTCAAGAGAACCAGTGATAAAGATGAGGAAATCAAACAAAGATTAGCCAACAGGAGGAGGAGATCGATTGTATGATAATCCATATAGTACCTGTTAGTGGTGGAAAAGATAGTCAGGCCACAGTGATCTGGGCTAAAAGACATCTTACCGGTATTATCTTGTATGTGTTTTGTGATACTGATTGGGAAAAAGATGTAACGTATCAGCATTTATTATACCTGCAAGAAGTAAATAAGATTGAGATCATTGTTTTAACCAGTAAGAAGTATTACGGAATGATTGATCTTGTAAGAAAAAAAGGTAGATTTCCATCAACAATGAGTAGATTTTGTACAGAGAAATTGAAGTTTGAACCTATGCTTGATTATATATTATCTCTTAGTTCAAATGTTGTCATTTATCAGGGTGTGAGGGCAGATGAAAGCAAACAAAGAGCATTGATGAATAAGGTTGATAACTATTTCAGGTATTACTTTGAGCCTTATGGTGTTGATAAAAAAGGTAAACCAAAATTTCAGAAATACAGGAAACTTGAAGTAAAGTATCATTCAGAAATATATACTACAACAGTTATAAGACCAGTATTTGATTGGACTGCTAAAGAAGTGATCAGTTATTGTCTTGAGGCTGGGCAGCGTATAAATCCATTGTATTACAAAGGCTATTCCAGGGTAGGCTGCTATCCTTGTATAATGTGTCAATTAGGGGAGGTTTTATTGATTTCTCAACAGGATCCGGATCGATTATTAGAGATTGCCGAATACGAAAAAGAGAATGATACAACATTCTTTCCTATGGATTACATTCCGGAGCGATATTGTAGCAAGCCAGTATTTCGTAAAGATGGTACACCAGGTAAAGCTCCGGTAATGGAAGATGTTGTAAAGTATGTTCAGATGAAAAATCCACCAACATTGTGGGGTATTCCCCAGTGTCAATCAGTTTATCATATTTGTGAATAATTATGAAATTTGACAAAGAGTTGTTTAAGGCAGCGATAATTGAAACCAGGTGTAATTTGCAGAAACAAGCAGAGAGAAACCTGGGATTGAGAGAGATCGGTAAACTTGCCGGTATATCAGCCTCAACATTGAGCCGGTTATTGCGGTGTGATAAATCTGATATAGATACAATTATGCTGGTATGTACCTGGATGAATCGGCCAATAACGGAGTTTGTTCAAGAGGAAAAGCCTGTACAGATCATCCCAGATAGCTTAAAAAGTGCATTGGATGGGTTAAGGAGTTTCGAGGAAAACAGGCCAGATGGAAAGATGTTTTCGAGTGTTAGAGAGCCGGTTGATGGGATATGAGCCGTTTTGAAATAAGGCCAATTTCTTTACGTGCCGCATGTTCATTTGTTGAGCGTTTCCATAGGCATCATAAGAAAGTACAGGGGTATAAATTTGCTATTTCGTTATATGAAAAAGATGTGTGTGTAGGCGTTGCAATTTGCGGCAGGCCTGTTTCGAGGAGGTTAGATAATGGGTTAGTTTTAGAGGTTTCGAGAGTTTGTGTTATGGATGGAATTAAAAATGGTTGTAGTAAATTGTATGGGGCTTGTGCAAGCGGTGTAAATATGGGTGGTGAGAAGTGGAATTCAACAGATAAAATCAATAGGAGTAATGAAGTGGTTACGCTTTTCGGAACTTCAAAAAAGTATCCATCTGTATTAAAGCAAAGATATAGAAAAATCTTGAATCATAGATTGAAATAACGGTAAAATAACGGAGCTAAAATGAGTAAAAATGAGGTAAATCAGATAAAAGCATTAGAGTTTGTGAACTTGCCTTATGGGGCTGATTTCACTAAGAAATTCATTGCGGATATGGTTAGTATATCATACACCAATAGCCTGTACCAGTTATCCCGGAGGCAGAAATTAGTATTAAACCAGCTGGTTTATAAATACCGTAGGCAAATTGATAACTGGGAAAAACTTACACCAGATAGATTTGCAGTAAAGCGTAAACCCAAAGTAAAGCCACTGATTGAGTGTGGTGTTGTTGCACGTGAAATGAGGGAAATCACTCTTTTTCCGGAATTGTAAAATACTCTCACTGTAAATAACATATTTTAATTCCATATTTTTGCATGTGGAATTAATGAACGAATATACTGATCCAAGACAAATATCCCTTAAGGATCTAATCAGGCCAGAAATACAAAGTCAGTTAAAGACTGATTTTGATGCTAAAATCGATGATAGTTTTAAGGTAGTAAAAAAGATGTTACCTACCTGGGACAATGATATTCTGTATTATGAGGGACATCAAGTGCCTCCAGGGTTTAGCGGTGATATAGTTGCTCATTTCAGGGCAAAGAACGGATTAAATGCACTGGAAAAAGATGATGATGATCAGATGTTCGTTATCAACAACATGTGCAGAAAGATGATTGATCGTTATACCGGTCAATACACTGATGCAGAGAAAACAATATCCGTAAACAAGGCCAGCAATAACCCTAAACACAGGAACATCACATTACAGATCAAAAGGATGTTCGAATACTATGAAGATCATATAGCCGGTATTGATGAGGATGATTATGAAAACATGTGGACTGATTACAGAATCCCTGCAATTGAGCAAACTAATATTTTAGGCTTATACTTCACTGATATTGATTACAATCCTGAAAGGCTTGTTGCCCAGGGTGGTGCAATTGAAATGAACACGGTTTCACCAAAAGATGTAGGTATCGATCCGGACAGTACAAAAAAATACTTCAAGGATGCCAATTACTTTGTTCATCTTAAGAAAGAAACCATATCAGAGGTTAAAAGGCTATGTAAAAAGGCCGGTTTCGATCCTGGTGATGTTACTCCGGATAATGAATGGAGAGAGAACCATTCCGTTAATGAGGATCTGTTTGTAAAGGCACAGGATCTTCATTGTTCAGTTTACAAGATTCAATACAGGATTGTATTCCCTGCAAAATATGATATGGCTGCACATTATGATGTTAAGGACAGGATCGGTAATGAGGACAGCATGGTAAACAATCAGGAAATGGTTTACTTCAAGGCACTTTATTACAAGCCAATTGGAATAATACACCATGAAATAAATCCTTACAAGCAGTTCACTTTAACTCCGTATTACAATAAGCACAGTAATTTGCGGTTACATCCATTAAGCGATATTGAGTTCTTCCGGGTATTACAGGATTTGAGCAATATCATGGATACAGTTCAGTTAGATAATGTTCGGCAGCGGAACAAATTAAGACTGTTTGTTGCTAAAACTCTTTCTGATGAGTATGGTATTGATACCATTACAGATTTCATCAGAACAGGCGGTGCATTAGAATTTGAGAATGCTGATGCTGATGATATAAGAAAGCAGATCATCAATTTTAATGTTGAGGGATTAGGAAACGATTTACAGCCTCTTATAATGAAAGTACAGCAGTATTTAATGGATGCCGGTTTTATAACTGATGCCAGTGAGGGTAAATATCCTAAAGAGGCATTAAGCACAAAGAGCATACTTTCTTTGCAAGCTGAACAGAGGAGGCCTACAAACTACAAGGATATAAATTACAGCTGGGCAGCAAGCCAGGAGGCAAAACTGATCTACAAAATAGCAGCCACAGAATTTGAGGATAAACATTACATTCAACTGCTGGATCAGAATACCAAGAGTGATTATTACATTCCGTTTAATGCTACACTGGGGCATGATGAGTACATGGATCTGCTGGAGCGTAATAAGATCACTGTTGAGAAGTTTGAGGAGGAAAATGATGTTCATGTGATCGCTCCAATGACAAGAAACCCGGAGGAATTCAAATTCAAGTTCAGGGCTATAATCAATCCGTTAGATGAGCATGATAGATTGAATATCAAGGTATTGTTCAAATTTGATAGTGCCAAGGATAAGGAACAGGATCTTAATGTTAAATGGCAGCTGTACTTAAAAGGTGATTATCCAAAACAGATGATCTATGATGCAGTAGGTTTGAGTGATGAGAAAGAGGAAATTCTTAAGCTGCTTAGTGAAGAAAATCAGATATTGCAGTTAGCCGGTGAATTAGCTAAACGGCCTGAACTTATGCAGAAATTACAAATGATGATGCAGCAGTATGATATGCAACAGGAACAAAGCGGCAAGAAACCGGCAGCAAATCAGCAACAGCAAACAGCAGCAGCATAACTTTAAATTATATTACAATGAGAAAAATCAGATTAAGTTTAATGGATCAGGATGATAAGCCACTTGCAGGTGTAAATGTGATGGTAGAGTTTTACCAAACAGATAAAGTTTATCCTGTACGTAATAACTACAAAACTGATGGCAATGGTGAGATTGAAACAATGCCATTAGATGCAGATAAAGGAATATCAGTATATATCAGAGAATGAGTTTACTATTTTTCATAAAGAAGATAACAGTTGATGCCTTGTTTTACGGGTTTTTCTATGAACGTAAGATAAAAGGGCAGATAAATCCGGTAGGGATATTCGCAATATATCTCAATGATCTTTGGAACAGGCTGTACAAAAGATTCAGCAAGCAGCTGAAATGGTTGTTTACTGAATACGCTATTGTAATAACCAGGCAAAATACCGGAGTTATACTTGATCATAAGAATGTGTTCAGGTACAGGGTAATAATCCAGGCTGTTATCGATATAATATTTTTAGCACTCATTTACTTCTTTGGGATCGGTTTTGAGATCAGTGTATTTGCTCCATTAGATTATGCAGCCAGGCATTTGGAATTCTTTACAACACTGATAGGGCTGTTCTTTATGGTGGCTGAATTCGGATACTACATTGAATTAGGGCAATTGGGACTGGTTAAGGAATACCAGGGCAATCCATACTGGTTAAAAAGGTTTTATTTCTTATTCGGTTACATAGATTTTTCATACAGCAGGTTTAAAGCAAGTTTTATCATAGGGTGTACAGTAATCTTAATACCATATTTTATTAAATTAATCACAATACTACAATGATCAAATCAATTAGAAGTTCCATTTTGTATCTGTTTTCATTAGTATCATATTTTATAGCAGCAACAGCCGGTAAGTTTTCATTCAGTGATGCTGAAATGGATATAAACGCAATTAAGCAAGATTTCGAGATCAGTGAGATCCATGAACTATTGCCGGATGATAAAGAGGTTGAACTGGGTAAAGATGGGGTTATACCGGATAAGGATAAACCAGCTGATAAACCGGTTAAAGATAAACCAGCTGATGATCCCAAGGATAAAAAAGATACAGAGGATAAATCCGGCAAGAATAAAGCAGCTGATGAAAAACCTTACAAGATCGGAGCAAAGAGTTTTACCCAGGCTGAAATAGATCCGTTGGTAGAAAAAGAGTTTGAGGGTATCATCACAGATTTCAAGATGCTTTCTGATGATCAGAAAGAGGCATACCGCAAAAAGTATATTGATATTGAATTCGGCAGAAACCGGGATGAGTGGATGAAAACCCAGGGCCGGAAAGATCAGGATATAGCCAAAGAAAAAGAGGCTATAAAAACAGAACGTGCAGCACTGGAAACCAAAGCTAATGATCTGATTGAACAGGAAACAAGATTAAAGGCTATACTTGATACCAAGGCTGATACCCTGGATGATGATGATAAAAAGATGGATCTCAAAATGGATCAGAGGGATGCACAGAGAAAACTTGATGAGTTGCAGCTGGATAAGGTGAATATTGTTAGGGAAACAAAGATCAATTACTTTAAGGATCAGGTAATCGATCTTGCAGAGAACTTCCCGGAGTTGAAATTAAGTGATGATTACATTGCTATAATGAAAGAGGAAAAAGACGGCAAGAGGACAAAGGATGATCCGGAAGTACAGAAAGGTTACTTGCTGCTGGAGATAATCAACAAAGCTACAATTGGCGATATGAAACCGGTTGATTATTACAGGAATTACAAGTTCAATTACGCACATTTAGATTTTTTGAAAAATAGTTCAACCAAGGATAAAGCCAGCAAAGATCTGGATAAAAAACTGGAGAAAACTAAGGATAAACAAAATAAATCGACATCCGGCACTGGTGATGATGCTGATAAAAGCAAAGATCGTGCAAGTGATAAGGATACGGTTTATGCAGTAAAAGGAAATACCAGAGAGGAAAAACTCAAGAACTTGATGGCTTAAGTTCGGCAGGTTGTTTCCACATCCTACCCCAAGTATATCAGCGATAACAGATATAACGGAATAGAGGGTGTAATAAATAACTAAATTCTGATATTAACTAAAGAGCCAGTTTTACTAAACTTTTTAATTAATTATTCGGGGCAAAACCCAGGAGTTAAGAAATGAAATTACACAGATTATTCCAATCAGCGACATATCTATTATCGCTGATCTTAATAACAGTCGTATCACTGTTTACCAGTTTCACATTCGCAGTAGATGTACCGGTGTACCATCCGGATTACATGAAATCTTATGATGGTAAGGATCGTATTGATTTCGATTTCAAGAAAGAGATCTTCAAGGATAGGGAGGGAGTAACATTTCTCACTAAACTTTCACAGGAATTGGCCAGGCAAAAGGCTAACAGTTCAGAGGGTTTCTATTTTGAGCAAAGATCACGTGAAAGGCTGTTTAGTGTAGCTGAAAATAAAGCAGCCTCATGGACTGAAATCGATCTTCCCACAGGAAAAGGTAAAGCATTTGCAGCTAACCAGTATTACAAGATCATGAAAACTGATGCTTTATTGACTGGTGAAACAAACATGTTTATTGTTACTGCAAGAACCGGGGACAATATCACGGTAATACCAATGTATGTAAGTAAGGTTTTAACCGCTATTACAGCAGCCACAGATAAGATTATGTATATTGGTACAGCATTTCCACAGGGATCAGATAAATCAAGCCCGTTGACCGTTAAACCTACCAAGGATGGTTATCAAACACAGATCTTCAAGAATTCCTATGCTTTAAGCAGAACAATGAGCCAGGAGCGTTTGTATGGCGAAACTGAAAGAGCCAGGATGAGAATGGAGTGTGAGGGTGATCACAGTGAGGATATGGAGTGGAGTATCCTTATGAACCGTGAAAAGAAACCGGCTGATGATACAAATGAATACAGAGGCGTTTATGAGGGTATGGTTTACAAGATCCTCAACAAATCTCCGAATGTATTTATTGAAACCGGTGGTACAGCCCCAGGATACACTTCTCATTCATATACCAAGCTGAAACAGTTTGCCAATAAGTTGTTTGTTCCAAGGCGTGTACAGGGTAACAAATACCAGCACAGACTTTGTATTACCAATGGAGCCGGTATAGATTTCTTCAATGAACTGAATGAGGATAAACTTTGTATCGTTAATCCGGAAGTCAAGAGTTACGGTGTGCCTAATGTTCAGCGTGTAAGGATCGGAAAAGGCACGTGGGATATTTGGGAACATCCTATATTGACTGATGTAGCTCCGGACAATGAAAAACCGTTGTACATTCCTATCCATACCAGGTTTATTGAACAGCGTATGCTGCAAACAACATTATTCCAGGCTAATGTTCAGTTACCGGGGCTGGATGGATCGCATGATCAGTTACTTACAGAGGGCGCATTCTTCTTAGCACTTGCAGAGATGCATGGTATCTATGGTGATAAGGATGATATTGCAAAGATCTGGGGATAACGGATAATTTAATAACAAAGGCATGGCGTAGAAATATGCCATGCCATTAATATATAAGGAGTTTAAAAATTATGTTAAACGTAACATTAGCGCAGAAACTTAAGGATCTTTTCTTCGGGCAGCCGGGGAATCCGAAAAGTATCAAAAACGCAAATACAAATCCTCCGAGTGATGCGGAGATCATAGCTTTACTTTCATCAGCCGGTGAACCTTATAAAGTGATTACGGGACTTTTAACCGGTGATGATACTACACCAACATTTGATGTATTGCAGAATGAATCTGGTGTAGATATTTCGAGCATATCACGTACCGGGGCCGGTGATTATGACATAAATGTGGCCGGTAATGTATTTACGGAAGATAAGACTGTTGTATTTATCACTCCACAAGGCTCATTCCTTAATTCTCATGCGGCAAGAAAAGATGCAAACAGTGTTACCATCAAATTAGGATTACCGGCAATAACAGATGCAGGTATAACCGTAGTTGATGGCCAGATCACAGATACAGGTATAACCGTAGTTGATGGCCAGATCACAGATCCGCTAATAACTGATGGCAGTCCTCCGGTTATTAATGATCCTGCGATTGCCGGTGGAACTGCTACAATGGATAATGCAACAATTGCCGGTGGAACTGCTACAATGGATGATGCCGCAATTGCTTATGCCGCAACTGATACCGGTGTTGTGTTTGTTGAGATCAGAATTTATAACTAAAAAATATTATGGCTGCTGGAGATAAATCAAAAAAGTTAGTTATTGAGATCCGTGATGCAATCGGTGATAATGATAATCTTCATTACAAGAATGATAACGGGATCTATGAGAGGTTGAATTACTATCAAACTCTTTTTATGACCACGTATTTCACAACATTTAAACGCTGGGAAATACCGCTTGCAGCAGCCATTTATAAATACCCTATGGATGATTCAATTTTAGCTGTTACACATAAGCCTTATTCAAATAATGATACGGATTACCGGGTTGATTGGATACATGAACCATACCCAACAGTAGGTGAAGTTGCAGGTACAAAGCGGATCTTCATTCTTCAGAATGAGGCTGAAATAGTATCGGGTAATAAGATATATGTTGAATCGTTTGTAAAGGCCACAGCTCCAATATCGGAATTACATGATCCGGAAATAGGTGATGATTATCTTCCCTGGTTGAAAGAGGCCGTAAAAAGTGAACATAAGGATCGTTTACCTGATAAGGGTTTTCAGAGTTTAAAGCAGGTATTGAATTTTGTTAAGGGTTTATCATCAGGAGTAAAAACCAAAAAATTAGCTAAAGGATCAAGTTTAAGAAACATCAACTTCTAAAAGGGGAATAAAAAAATGAGTAACAGAATAGGTACATTCAAAGTAGGAGAGGCATTCGAGAATTTCAGGGTGAGGTTACGGAAATTCACTGATAAAGAAATTACTCCGACAGAATACATGCGTATTTTGAATATGAATACGGATGAATTTATAGCTTTAACCGGGGCATTAGATGATGAGGAATATAAAGATAGCGCTCCATTAAATGAAGTTACTAAGAGTGTATCAAGCTCACAGGATGCCGGGGCTGCTTATGCCGGTGGGAGTGCTTATGTTGCTGAATTAACCATACCGGCCTCCGGCAGCGGAATTGTTTGGGTAGGTGATACTGATTTTGATGTTTCGTGGATCGGGGCTAATGTAGCGATTGTAAAGGTTTCAACGGGTATATCTTATTCGGGTACTATTGAAAGTATTGTATCGGCTACCAAGGTAAATGTAAGAACGATCCAGAAGATCACGGCTGCAATTGCCGGTAATGATCTGCTTGCATTTATAACCGCAAATTCCAATGCTGATGAGATCAATATCGGTGTACTTGATATTTATAAAAACATTGAAAGGATTACCGGTATATTTTCGGATATACATGGTGAATGTTCAATGTTTCCTTTCACAGAATACAAAGGGATCGTTAAACCATCATTGTATCCTTATTCAACATACAGAAACCAGATCATTTGTACCAGGGCAGGTGAAAACCTATTTTTTGCCAAGGGTGATCTGGATAGCTATGGTGTGAGGACTATGTATTTCATCCGGAATCCGTATCATGTAACAACACTGGAGGATCTGCTGGATATAAGGGATAAGAACTTCAATATGGTACAGGATATGAATTTACTGGATGGAATTCAGACATTGAAAGTACCTATGCCACAGGAAATGGCAAGTACACAGCAGCGGTTACAGGCTATGAGAAAAGCCAAGGATGAGGAACTTATCAAACAATTAAACGGTGTTAGTTAATGGCACAGCCAAAATTAGACGCAATATCGGTAAAGTTATCCAAGCGAATTGGTGATGAGGTATCATCAGCCAGTGCAGATGGTGTAGGTGGTATATCGGCAGCAATGAGGCTTGAGGCAATCAATGATGCCAGGAATACGCTGTACTTATCCAGGCTAATGGATTTTGGGATCGATAAGTTTATTGAGATCTTTCCGGAATTTGTTCAAAGCGTTGTTTTATCATGTGATGTATCGCTCAAATTTCCATTAGATAATTTTATCAAAGCTGTTCTTGCGGCTGAATTACACAGGGATGTAGCCGGTGGAATTCATTTATTAAATTTTATTGATGCCAAGCACTTCCTGGATGCGGCTAAAAATCCTTATTCAACTTTTAAACCCAGTTCGACATACGAGGTATATTCTGTATTCGATAATGCACTTCATGTATTGCCTGTACCTGCTACTGATGATGATACACTTACATCAATGTGTGTTATACAGCCAATAGCGGTTGTACAGGGTGGAGCAAATGCGGATATATTTGAACCTGAAAACTGGGTAAATGATATTACAATGGCTGCATTTAAAGTACTGTTGACAAACTTGCAAAAAGTTAATTCTTAAATGTTCAATAAATTATCCGCAAATATAAAGGGGCATATCAAGGGTTATATTACTGATGGTGATGTAACGAATAACCCGGTTGATTCAGTGCATGATTGTAATAATATGGATTTCTTTCCGGCCCAGGATAAAAGGCGTGTACCAATATCATTGCTGCATGATTTAAGCAGCAGTTTACCGGCAAACTTCAAAATAATTGATTATGCTGAAAAATCCTTTATTTCATCTGATGGTGTAAAAAGTGATGTGTTGATTGTCATTGCAAGGAATTTAGTCAGCCCGGATAAAACAAAGATCTATTTAAAAAATTATTATTGCCCGGATACAGATTACCAGAACAGTTACAAAACCAGTGGATTTGGCTGGAATACTGATTTTATTGAGCTAACAGAATATTACCGGGGTGGTGAAAGTGGTGTAACTGTTGAGGGAGGATCGTGGGACATAGGAGGCATAATTTACAACTTAAGAAGTGATACCGCTATTATTCATACCGGCAGAAATCAGAATTATTACAAGGGATTCACGGCCATTGCAACAGGTCATATTATTGGCATGTGTACAGCCTCAATAACAAGCGGTGGATATGGATATTTTAAGATAGCGTTAAATCCAGGTGAAACAGCAGATGTTGATGCCGGTGTATGCCGGTTTCCGGTAAATATGCATAATGCCGGTAACTGGGCTGATATAACTGAAACGACAATAGAGGCTGAAATGCCTAATTTGGTTAAGATAGCTTGCGGCCATGAAAGCAGAACATTATGGTTAGGGTTTTTGCAGAAGAAGAATTTTTTTGGTATAGCCGCACAAAGCATTGTAGAAAGTGGAGGCGGTGCGGATGATCTTAAAATAGCAGCTACAAAGAATACATTGAATGCGACAACTACATTTACGGTAAAGATAACATATACAGGATCGGGAGGTATAGACTATGATAGATTTGTGTGGAAAAAAGATTCGGGATCGTGGAGTGTAGAGGATGTTGTATCGAACAATAATCCTCCAAGAAGTTTGAGTGATAATGTAAAGGTTTATTGGGAAACATTTTATGGCCATCCTGTTGATCAACAGTGGGTAATAACATTTCAGAAAAATAGTGATGCCTGGGATGGATTCTGGTTTTCATTTGATCAGCCGGTAATAACTGAAAAGCTGCTGTACTTTTTGCTTGAGCCAGGAACAGGTGAATATTCTCATATCGTGGATTCACAGCTTTATGAATTAGGTATCAAAGTTCACTTTATATTTTATAATACCAGCGGATCAGCCCAAAGGAGGGCTTTTTCGATTTGTGCAAGGTTAGATGAGTTTCAGGAGATATTTCTGAAAAACATTGTAGTTACAAATGATGCCGGATCAGTAACTCTTAAACATTGCTATGTTGAATTTCTTTATAGTTATGACAGGCGGTTATCTCATTTTGATGTATTTGGAGGTGAAAATAATGATTTTGAACCTAAAGATACCAGAAATAATGAAGTATTTCCGACATACCGGTTTTCTAACGGCCAGGATGTTTCAGTACTGGATAACGGAATAAAAACAGAAGATGATCTTTTTGCAGTAGTGGTATTCGATCTGTATCCTAATGATTATGGCTTAATTACAAAGTTTGCAACTGGCTTATCGTTGAATGCATATTTAAACCAGTACTACTGGAAAGATATTGATATTAAATGCAAGCAGCTGATCAAACTTTCGGATCTTATGGTGGCTGTTAATATCAGTAATGACAGTTTAACCAGTGAGGGTGAAAACGTAATAGAGCGTAAAAACGGCAGTATTGCAGTAGGGTTTAATAATATTCAGAATGGTAATATCAGCGCACTAAGTATATTTAGTACTGAAAGGATGAGAGAAATATCCAAAACCGGCAGTCTAATTGGTGGTGTTTCGCTGCTGGGTAATCAGTTCATGTTATTCACATCAACAGAAATGATCTGGGTTGAAGTTACAAACTGGAAAAATCTTTTATTCCGTGTAATGCGTAATTTTTTGCATAGAGGTACATTGAATAAAAGGTGTATTGTAAAAGCAGAGGTTGATGGTGTGTTCGGAGGGATATACTGGTTAAATTATGAGAGTATATTCAGGTTTGTTAATAATGAACCGGAGGATCTACTTGTAAACAGGTGGAGAGAGGAATATCAGAAGATCTCAACAGCGGCCAAGGATGCCGCAATAATGGGTTTTCTTCCGGACAGCAGAGAAGTATTTGTTTACTTAAACAGCAAGATCTACATATTTAACCTTATATATAATCACTGGAAAATATATACATACCCGGTAGCTCCGGAAATCTTTAGGCCCGGATTAAGCGGTGCTATTTTGTTTTCAAATACAAATAAGGTTTACAGGACAGAGCCAAAAACAACGGCAATAGGCCGTGATCTGAATACCACAAAGATCGATTTCGGGTATGATCAGTACATTTCTCACGGATCGAGTTTAGAACATAAGATATTCGATAACATTGAATTGAGAATTGATGTAGCAGCTGCAACTGGGATAGAGGAATAATGGCAGATACTACTTACATCAAGATCAAAGTTTCATCAAATGACAGCGGCAGCGGTGATCTGTTAGTGGATACAGTTGAGGGTAAACTGGAAACTACACTGAATAAGAAGTTTTACAGGACAAGCAAAGTAAGGAAAGCGGTTAATTTTTATAAGTTATCGGTATCATCAGATACAGCAACATCAGCCAGTATCATAAGTGCCAGCATAAATGAAATAAGAGTTACAGCTAAAGCAGTTCCAAAATTTTTAACAAAACCATGAGCATTTTACAAAAATACAGTATTGAGGATCCTAATTTACGTGATGCAATATCTGAACTTGAGGAAATGGCAAACCAGCAAAGCAATGTGCAAAATGCCAGTAACAGCCTATCAAACAAGGATGCTACATCAATGGAGGACAATACTGTATATACATACAGTAATAAAATATTCTGGAAAAGCGGCACTAAAGTTTATTCATTAACCGGCACAGAGGAGGCTTAAGTGGATTTAGGATCGTATTTAAACACAATTTTACTTACCATAATTACTACTGTTGTTACGACAACTGCACTCTATATGCGTAAGATCTTTGCAAAACATTTGAACAGAATGGATGTTAATGAATGGATAACATCAAGTATAAATTATGGTTGTGAGGAAATCCTGGGTGAAGAATTTAAAAAATACCGGGATGAGAAATTCAGCCAGATCGAAAAAAGAGATCAATTAAAAAACAAACATAGGTAATTTAAAATAAATTCTGCATAAACGCAGGAAAGGAAAAACACAAAATGAATAAGATCAACACTCCATTTAAGATGAATGATCTGGTAGATGATAATGAATTTACCAAGGATACATTTGACAAGTACATGCTGCTGAAAGCCAAGCGTGATAACGCAATGAAGAACCGGGAATCTTTAAAAACCAAGTTCAAAACTGATGCAGTTAATCAGCCGGGCTGGGATGAGCTTGATAAGGTATCCAAGGAAATGCAGGGTAATCCATTTGGTAAAAACCTGGATAAATATAACGAATTTTATAACCAGTTCTATAACAACAAGGCTATAAAAGCCAAGTAATCCAGTAACCTATCTAAAGGAGGGTATTGCAATGTGGTGGATGTTACCGGCAGCTACAAGTTTAATAAGCGGTGCTGCTAATTTACTGGGTGGTGAAGAAAAGAAAACCTATACCATAGATGATCTGATCAAGTATGGATATAAGCCTTATGATGAACAGAACGAGATCTCAAATCTGCATAGGTACAGTGAGGCCATGAAAAAGGATCGGAGATCGAATACTAACCAGAAATTAGCTTCAGAGGGTTATAGTGCCACAGGCAGTATATACACAAATGAGGAAGATATCTTAAATTCCACAATGCAGGGTGAACAGCAGATCAAAAAGACAGCAGCTAATGAGCGTAATAAGATAGCACAATATCTTTTCGGTTTGAATGAGGGACAGGAAGATGAGGACAGTGATATTATGAAATTCATCAGTGGAGCAACATCCGGCCTTGCCGGTGGAATGAGCCTTGCGGATCTATTCAAAAAAGTACCGGGAGGATCAGCCGGTTAAACATTAGAGGACATGAACAAAACACCATTTGAGAGATATTTAGAGAAACACCAGGATGAGTTTAAATCAATATACGGCAGTATGGATAACATTATTGTCAAGGATCGGTATGGAGATTTATTGAATGAAATGGAGGGCTATAAACAGGAACAGGATAATTATGATAAGTATAAATTACTTGCGAAAAAATATGACTTGAATGAACTTGAAGATAGTGAGGTTTCCGGGCTGTTCACTACATCAATACTGGATAAGACTAAACCGGAATTGCAGAATGATCCGGCATACCTGAAATACCTGGAGTTGAATAAAGGGATCGTTAATGATGGTGAGCTTGATAGTTTTTTGAAAGTGAACTCTCCGGATTACAACAATTATCTTTCGAGCCAGGAGTTACCTTATGATCCGAAAGTGTATGATGAGGCTGTATTCAAGAAAGCCGGGTTTACACTGGATGAAATGGAGTTATTCGGGAAATACAGGGATAAGGATATTGAGGGGCAAAACAAAAAATTACTTGATTTCTTATTAGGTAATGAAATGAACCTGAACAGTTCCGGCAGCCTGGGTAATAAGTTATCACAGCAGTTTTTAAAGCAGGGCAGTAATTTAGCTTTAACTAAGGAAGAAAAGCAGAAATTAAAACCGGTAATAAGCAATAACAAGATCTATTACTTTGATGAAAAAGGTAACATGGTTAAAATGGATGATTTTGGTGATAGCAATAAAAATGTTATGAAAGATCACTGGAATAATCCAAAAAACTGGTGGGTAGAAAAAGGTGAGGATGGGACTTATTACTATGCAACAAATTTCGCTGATGAAAGCGGCTGGACAGTTAAAAAGGTACGTGGATTGACTGATCAGGAAATAAAAGATTATGAGGCCTCATTGCTGGAGGATACAAAAAAAACCGGCAGCAGAAGAACCGGCAGCCGCAGATATAGCTCCGGCCCCAGGAAAAAAACCGGATCGGATAAAGAAAGCGGTTTACATGGTGATTTTGAGGGCAATCTGGATGATGCTGATGAGGAGGGTGATGTTAGCTCCGGTCTTTGGGCTGATGTAAGAAACGCTGAAAACAAGATCAGAGGGAAACATGATAACTGGGCAGCTAATAAAGATGATTGGAATGAACAGAAAGAGGCTGTTGCCAATGACTTAATTTATTACCAAAAACTATGGGAGAGCAATACACTTACAGCGGATCAAATGATGGAAGAACTTGAAAGCTACATCCAGGATCTTGAGGCAAATGGTTTCGCTCCGGAGGTAATTAAGGAAGTAAGGGACACAATAGGATCATACATGAAAGGAAACAGATAAATTGGGAAGTGATATAAAGAAATGGAAAAAGTATAAAAGAGATTTTTCGAGGATAGAGAGTGTTGCAAAGGAAAATCTTTTAAAAAAGGAAAAAGAGCCGGTATCGATTGAAGAATTGCTGCAAGGGAATCCTTTACAACTTAATTTAGCTCCAAAGAATTTTGAGAGTAAAATAGCTAAATCCGTAAATGGTACAACTGTTTACCCGGAATATGAACAGAGTGATCCTAAGATCGCTCCAGGGCTGCAAACATTAGTACCTACATCAAAGATGGTTGAGGCAAAATCCGGGATAGATTCTATGATCTATCCGAATATAAACCTGGATAAAGATGTTTCATTCCAGGAGTTTTTAAGCAGAAATAAACGCACAAACAGGAACCGGCAGACAATTGATATAATTGATCCGGAGGTAAAAAAGCAACAGGATGAAAGAAAAAAACAGAATGATGCAGTTGATTGGGCTGTAAAGGTAGGTTTACCAGTTCCGAAAGTAATACAGGATTACAGGAAACAGGATGTACATGCGAATATAAAAGATTATGCCAATGGATTATTACAGAGTTTCGCACAAACACTTGTAATTGAACCGTTGAAATCGATTGATGTATGGAATAAGAATTTTCCAATGCCATCACTATACGGCCTTATGATGGGTGATACAAAGCTGGAGGACAGGCCATTTTATAAAACCGGTGAAAGGCTTGATAAGGGTGTAACTGAAAAGTTGCCGGTTAATCCGTTTGTGGAGGAAAATTTTGATGTAGGTCTTTCACGTGGGGCCGGAAGTTTGGCAGCATTTTATTTGACAAGTTTAACCGGTAATGTACTGGGTTTGAACAGCAAGATCATGCCTATGTTATTCGGATCGGTAGTACAGGGGCAAAGTGAATTTAACGCAGCGTATGAAAAAACCGGTGATGAACAATTAGCATTTCATATCTTCCTGGCAAATATACCGGTAGGTATGACAGAGGGATTGCCAATTGGCAGAACTTTGGATCGTATCAATAAGGTATCCGGAAACGGAATAACCCGGCTGCTGAAAGGCGGCATAGAGGGATCATTTGAGGAGGGTTTACAGGAATTCGGGCAGAATTTAGCCAGTGGCTTAGTTGCCAGGAATACCTATGATGATAGCCGTGATGCAATGGATGAGGCTATTACAGGCGGTTTACAGGGCATGTTACTGGGTGGAATGGCTAATGTGATGGGTGTGGGTGTAAAAAGCGGCATAGACAAGCTCACAGGCGCTCCACAGGAACAGGAAACCGGCACAGATAAGCCTGTTGAGGAAATAAAACCCAGTGAGAAGATCGAAGTTGAGGCAGATCCGGAAAGCCTTATTATGAATCCAATTGATCCCAAGGCAAGCCAGGAGGAAAAAGTACAGCAGTTACAGAAGTTATCTGCTGAAAATGAACCTGTTGTAAGTGAGTTCATCAAAGAGGTTGATGCTGATCTGGGAACATCAAGTAAGTTCAGTTATAAAGATCCGGAAAAGATCATTGAAAAGGCTAACAGGCCATCTATCAAATCACAAAAACAGTGGCATGATGTTGAACATGTTCGGGATAGTTTCAGGTTTAAAACGGTGATTGATAATACTGATCAGTTGAGGGATGTATATGATAAGATAAATGAAAAAGGTTTAGAAATTGTAAAGGTTGATACTGAAAAAATGCTCACTCCAAAAGAGTGGGGCTGGAGGTTTGTAGGTTTTGATCTTAAGATGGCTAACGGGCAGCTGGTGGAATATTACTTACCAATAAAAGAACTTGAGGCAGCCAAGAAGATCAACCATAAGGCATTTGAACTATGGAGGAATGCAACTCCGGAGTACCTGAAAGCTAACCAGGTGAAGTATGCTAAAGCGTTACAAAAAAGTAATAAGATTTATAATAAGGCTTTCCAGAAATATTTAAAGAGGGTTAATCAGACAGAAGCGGAGTTTTCGGCCTCTTTTATGAGTTTGGCAGATAATTTAGGATCATTGACACGTGAGAAGTTATCATTAAGATCATCCGGTGATGGAACATCTTTAACCCAGGAATCTCCGGATTTAATGAAGAACTCTCCAAGTGCAGCTGAAAACACTGTAAATCTACCTGATGATTTATCCTCTGATGCGAATGATGTTAGTTCTGATGTCATATACAAAGATACTGAAATTAGTGAGGAAAATCAAGATACAAGCGATCCGGAAAGTGAGTACTTTGATGCCGGCCAGTTCTTTGATAGGACAAATGTGGAATTTTCGGATCTATGGAACCAGGTATCGGCAAAGCTGGAGGATAAAATTAAACGTGCTGAAAACATAACAAGCAGGTTAAGGGCAGATATAAAGAATGTAAAGGGAAGTACCAAAAAAGCCAGGGAAACTAAGGCAGATTTAAAGAAACAAATAGCCGCATTACAGGGTGAAATTAAGCAGTCAAGATCGGATCTTGATACTAAAGCTGCTGAATTTGGTGAGGAAATAGCCGGGATCATTTGGGATAAGGCAAAGAAACGTAAGATTAATATACCGGAAAGTGATCTATCAATGATCAGTGATGATATTTTTGATGAGATCAATAACGGTGAATCTGTTAAAAAAATTAATGATACTGTTAATGAACATCTTGATAGGTATGAGCAAACTTATGGAACTGCTGATCAAAAGAAAAAAGTTAAAAAGCAGCCTAAACAGAAGATTGAAATAGGGGCTACTTACCAGCATGAGTTTAGTGATGATCGTAATGGTGTAGTAACCAGGATCGAAAGCGGTAAGGTATATTTTGAAGATGGCGGCTATGTGAATGAAAGCCGTTTTCTTGAAACCTGGAGCAAAGTTGAACCGGCAAAAAAACCGGTTAAGAAAAAACCAGGTAAAAAAGTTAAACCGGAAATTTCGGAGGAAACAAAAAAAGATATATCGGCAGCTGAACAAAAGATCAAGGAAATAAAGGAAGTTATTCATGAAACCAAAGTTACAGTAAGGCCAGATGATAAAAAGCAGCCTGGGTATGTTACAGATAAACCTTTAGGTATAAATGAAGATGGTAATTATGTTTGGGAAGATCAAAAAGGTGTTCGTTACTATGTAGGAAAAAATAATATAAAATTTACTCAAAGAGTTACTGTAATTCCATCAAAAAGCGGTGTTCAAATTGCTACAAATATATCGGATATTCAACCAGATTTTTTAACACGTGAGGAACTTGCAGAAAGAAATGCCGGTAAGAATACAAAAATTGATCAGATCGATAAAGATATTGAGGATCTGGGAAACAAGCTGCTGAATTTAACCAGGGGAAAACTATCAGCCGGTATAGATCCGGAGGCTTTAACAATCTCTGTTCAGTTGATAGGTAAGTATATCGAAAAAGGTTATTATAATTTCAAGCAAATGCTTGAAGATGTTTACCGGAAATTCGGTGAGGATAATTTTAAGGTATTGTTCAATCCACTTAAGATGGGTTACAATGCATACAAGACAAGTACAGAGGATGAAATATCCTCAAAAATGGATGATTTTGGATATGTTAAGGATTTTGACATATCGGAAATAACCAATGCCGCTATTGAAAAAGCTGAAAAAAATGACGATATTACAGCACAGAAAGAGAGTAAAGAAGATGTTACCGACACAAGTAAACTCAAAAGGGAAGATCAAGACAATGCTCCTGGAGAACTGGAAACTGGTAAATCCGAAGATGATAGCGGAAATGCCGGAACAGGAAAAGAGGGAACTGCTGGAAAGCAAAAGCAAGCTGATCCTGGAGGAGATGGATCAGGTAATGAAACAAATGATACAGAACGGAACAAACGAAACAATGGCCGGCCTATCAGCGATGGAACAGGTGATGAGCGATCACTTGTTAAAGGATCAGGAAATTACAGAATAACCAATGATGCTGATATTGTAGATGAGAAGTTTTCACCTACAAAAAAAGCGGATGATAACATACGAGCAATTGAAACCCTTAAAAAAATTCAATCTGATTTCAGAAGTGCAAGCCAGGTAACACAGGCAGAAAAAGATATCTTAGTTAAGTATGTTGGCTGGGGTGGTATCCCGGATATATTTGATGAGAGAAAAAAGAACTGGGCTAAAAGATATAAGCAGCTAAAGGAATTACTTTCGGAAGCTGATTATAGATCAGCCAAAGGATCTGTATTAAACGCACATTTCACTCATCCGGCAATAATCCGGGGTATGTGGAACGCAATACAGAAGTTTGGATTCACAGGCGGCAATATAGTTGAGCCATCATCCGGCATAGGGCATTTCATAGGTACTTCACCACAATCCATACACGACAATTCAAAATTTACAGCAGTAGAGATCGACAACTTAACCGGTCAGATAGGAAAGTATCTGTATTCGGATTCTGATTATTTGATCCAGGGTTTTGAGGATGTACCAATTATGGATGAGAGTGTTGATCTGTTTATCAGCAATGTACCATTTGGTGATTATGCGATAACTGATATTGATTACAAAGAGAAATTCAAGACTTCAAGAATTCATAATTATTTCTTTGTAAAAGCAATTGACAAGGTTAAACAAGGCGGCATAGTTGCTTTTATTACTTCTAAGGGTACAATGGATAGTTTGAATTCAGAGGTAAGGCAATATTTAAACAGCCAGGCAGCACTTGTAGGAGCTATAAGATTACCTAATGATACATTCTTGCAGAATGCCAATACCAGTGTAGCAACTGATATAATTTTCTTACGAAAGAAATTTGATAATGAGAAAACAGTTAATGCTACCAGGGTAAGTAAGGATTATTATACTTATGATAAAGGATTCAAAAAAGTAAAAGGCACTCCGTTAAGTGAAGCAATAGCCGGTTTTGAGGATTACGATCTGTTTTATACTGAAAGTGAAAACGGCAATTTCCGGATCTATGATGGTGTAACCGGCAAGAGTATAACACTGGGTATAAAGCGTGAAAATTTTGATGCTGTTAAAAAGCAATGGAATGAAGTTACTGGCAATATCAGGACAAAGTTACGGGTTATGTATGAGAAAATGGGTGATGAGATACTGTACTCACCAAGGTACATAAAAAACAATGAGTGGATAAAGACTGAAAAACAAACATTCCAGGGTAAAGATGAACCGGCAGCGGTAAATATAAATACTTACTTTGTAAATCATCCTGAAATGGTTGCCGGTAAAATGGAGATCGGTGATGGATTATACAGCAATAATGAGCTTATAGTTACTCCGACAAGTGATAATTTGGAACAGCAGCTAAGTGAGATCATAGACAGGCATTTACCCAAGGGAATATTCCAGGCAGAGAAATCAGAAACAACGGATATTTATGATAAATTGATGCTGGAAAATCCGGCTACCAAGGAACTTCCGGATGGTGCATTCGTAATTATTGATGGTGTAGTTTACAGGAAGATCAATGAATTTAAGGAAGATGGAAAAACTGTACAGAGTTTACGGAAGATAAATGTAAAAGGTACAGCACTTGACCGTATAAAGGGTATGATCAGTATCAATGATGCGGCCAGGGATCTCATCAGGACAGAGAATGAATCTGCTGATGATAGTATGATGCAGAAAGAAATGAAATCCTTTAATAAGATGTATGATAAATTTGTAAAGGAATTCGGATTTTTGAATGACCGGAAAAATATCAACATGCTTAAGGATAAAGAGTATGGTGAAGATCCTAACCTTGCATTTTTGAAAGCACTTGAGATATATGATGAGGATAAAAAAACCTATACAAAATCAGATATTTTCAATAAGCGTGTTTCATTTCCTGTAAAGAAAATCGATAAGGCTGATAATTCACTGGAGGCACTCACAATAAGTTTAAATGAATTCGGGAATATTAACCTTGAACGAATTGCAGAGCTAACCGGCAAAACCACTGATGAGGCTGTACAGGATTTGAGAGGGATCATCTTCAAGGATCCGGAATCCGGTGAGTTTCAAACAGGTGATGAATATTTAAGCGGCAATGTTAAAAAGAAACTTGAATTAGCGGAGGAAAAGGCAAAGAATGAGCCGGAGTATATTGATAATGTTGATGCACTGATCAAAGTACAGCCAGCAGATCTGGTAGCTGCTGAAATTGATGTAAGTTTAGGCAGTAATTGGATACCGGTTGAAGATTACCAGGAATTCGCTGATATGATCATAGATAGAAAAGGTGTTATAAAGATCGGTTACAGTCAGGCATTAAATAACTGGAAAGCTGATTACCCGGATATGTATGGTTACGGCAATACCAGTTCAAATAATTCAGAGTGGGGAACTGAAAGAGTGTGGGGAAGTGATCTTCTGTTGATGAGTTTGAACCATAAAACTCCGAAAGTATATGATACATATTATGAGGGAACTGAAAAAAAGAGGGTATTAAACAAAAAGGATACAGCAGTAGCACAGGAAAAGCAGCAGAAGATCAAAACCAGGTTTAAGGAGTGGATCTGGGAAAACGAGGATCGTAAAAAAAGGTTAGTAGATCATTATAATAAACATTTCAATAATCTTAAAGTTCGTACATTTGATGGTAAGCATTTAACACTGGAGGCAGCTAACCATGAAGTTGCGGATCGTTTATTCCCACATGTAAGGGATGCAGCATTCAGGATCACTCAACAGAGGGATGTATTATTAGCTCATGTTGTAGGGGCCGGAAAAACCTGGACAATGGTAACGGCAGCTATGGAGTTGCGGAGGCTGGGAGTTGCAAAGAAACCTATGTTTGTAGTGCCTAATTCGCTGGTATCACAGTTCAGTAAAGAGTTTTTGCTGCTGTATCCTAATGCGAAACTCTTAACAATTACCAAGGATGATTTCAAAAAAGAGAAACGTAATATATTTATGAGCCGGATTGCCACAGGTGATTGGGATAGTATCATAGTTTCTCACAGTACTTTCAAGATGTTACCTGTTACCAATGCTACATTTAACCAGCATATCGAGGAGCAATTAGCAATACTTGAAGCCGCATTGATAGAGGCACAAAATGAAACTGATAGCCGGAACAGTGTGAAAAGAATAGTAGCCGCTATCAAGAAATTAGAGGAAAAATTAAGGAGTATTGACCGGGGTATTAAGCGTGATAAAACAATTTATTATGAAGATCTGGGAGTGGATCAGTTATTCGTAGATGAGGCTGATCTTTATAAGAACTTATTTTTCGCAACTAAGATCACAAACATGCCGGGGATTGCCAATACATACAGTGATAGGGCAATGGATCTGTATATTAAAACCAATTATTTGCGGAGTAAATACGGTAAAGGAATAGTATTTGCCACAGGTACTCCGGTAAGTAACTCACTTGCGGAAATGTTCACAATGCAGAGATACTTGCAGCCGCAATTATTGAAAGAATACGGCATTGAACATTTTGATAACTGGGTGCATGATTTCGGTGAAACGGAAACAAAATATGAAGTTGATGTTTTAGGCAGCGGTTTCCAGGTAAAAACAAGAATGGCCAAGTTTATGAACATACCTGAACTGATGAATGTATTCAGGTTAGTTGCGGATATAAAAACAGCAGAGCAGCTGAACTTACCAAGGCCAAAATTAAAAGGCGGTAAACCGACAGTAGTAAAGATCAAGCCAAGCCCAGAACTGGAGCGTTACATCAAGGTATCTCTTTCAGAGAGAATGGAGGCTGTAAAGAGCCGTGATGTTGATCCCAGGGATGATAACATGCTTAAGATCACTAATGACGGCAGAAAAGCAAGTATAGATATGCGGCTGATCGATCCTACAATGCCGGATGATCCGGGCAGCAAGGTAAACGAGGCTGTTAAAAATATGTATTCAATATGGGAAAAGACGAAAAAAGAGAAATCAACACAATTGATGTTTCTGGATCTTAGCACTTATAAAAAAGGGCAATTCAACCTGTATGATGAGATGCGTAATAAACTGGTTGAAATGGGTATTCCAAAAAACGAGATTGCTTTTCACCAGGAGTTTGATACTGATATTGGCAAGCTGAAATTGTATGATGCTGTAAATGCCGGGACAATAAGGATCGTTTTCGGCAGCACTGAAAGAATGGGAGCCGGTGTAAATATTCAAAAGAGGCTTATAGCACTTCACCATCTTGATGCAGCCTGGAGGCCAAGAGATATTGAACAAAGAGAGGGCAGAATATTAAGGCAGGGTAACAGCAATGCAGAAGTAGAGATTTTCAGGTACATCACGGAGGGAAGTTTTGATGCTTATATGTGGCAGCTGCTTGAAAATAAAGCCAGGTTTATAGGGCAAATAATGACCGGTGATACCAATATCCGGAAAGCGGAGGATATAGATGGGCGGCATTTGAGCTATGCGGAGGCCAAGGCGCTTGCCACTGGTAATCCGTTAGTACTTGAAAAATTTAAGGTAGCGGATAGACTTTACAAACTGAATGCGCTGCGGCAAGATCATAACAAGCTGGTTGATAAAGCGAAACATATACTTGCGACTTATCCGGGCCGGATCGTTAATCTGCAAGATGAGATTAAAAGGGCAAATAAAGACAGGAAGAAAATACCGGGTGATGTAAAATCTATTGCAAAACATGTAGAGGATCATCCATTAAAAGTGCAGGGTAAGGATTACGATAAACTTAAAGAGTTTGATGCCGCTGTTGCTGATGAGATAAAGAAGTTTTTTGCAGAGGTGAGATCAGAGGGAATTGAAAGAACAATCGGTGATTTTCTGGGATACGACATAAATGTTCGAATGGTAAAAGATTTCTGGGCTTCGAGATCCGCTGATGCACAGAAGTGGGCTGTTGAAGTTTCGCTAAAAGGTGAAGATAGTTATCCTGTTGTAGATGTTAAACAGGATTCAGCAAGCAACTATGAATATTACAGCAGAATGTTTAATGCGGTTACTACCAGGTTAGATCATACAGTTGAGGCTAATGAACGGTTAATTGTTGAGAGTAAAAGGGAGCTTGATAAATCGGGTGATCTTGCGAAAAAGACATTTGATAACGAGGCTGAATACAATGAACTTAGTGTAAAAGCAATTGAAATTGATAATGAACTGGGTATAGGAGAGCAGAGTGAACAGGATATTGATGATAGTGATGAGGCTGAAGATAGCAAAAATATAGCTGAACTGGGTTTAAAAAACAGAACTCACGGATATAACAGTTTAAGCCACCAGGACAGAAAGAGTATGATGGAACTTGCCAAAGATCCTAACAGGGTATTGAGTGGTATTAAGCCGGGTGAGTTTTTAGTATCGGACAGGATCAAGGCTGTACTCCAGGATATTGGGGTACTTTCACGTGAGAGAGGATTATTAAAAAAGTTTGCCGGTAAGTTCAACAAAATAAGCCAGCTGATCCGGGTTAATGCCTTATATGATATAGTTGCGGCAGCACATGAAACGGCACATTTTATTGATGATACTTACCAGATTGTTGATGAGATAAAAATGAACAATGATAAATCTATCATCAATGAATTACAGGATCTTTATTTGATGTATTACCCGGATGCAAAGCAGGGTGATAATAAAAAATTACAGATCATAGAGGGTATAGCAACATTCATACATGAATATTTCCAGAACCCGGCAGGTATGGTAAATGCATATCCTGAACTTGTAAGGGAGTTTATCAATCCTAATGGCCAGTATTACAAAAAAGAATTTACAATGCTGCTGGAGGGATTAAACGAGATAGTTGATGATTTCGCTCAATTAACTCCGGATGAGAGAGTGGGAGCCAGGATAAGGGATGGTAAAGAAGTTGTACACAGGGATACCGGATTTAACTGGTGGCAAAAGCTGATCTATCAAATGCAGAATGCCAATGAGCCACTTGAAAGGGTTGCTGAACATGCCGGTGTGCGGAATTCGATCCATGATCCGAGTGTATTCGGTTATGCCAGGGGTTTAAAAAATCATTTTATGGCACAGTGGATAAAAGGCGATAAGATGATCTTACTGGATCAACGTGGTAATATCACTGAACTGGAGGGAAGTGTTTCGAGCTATCTTAAGTTAATTGAGGGCAAAGAGAAACAATTCAGCCGGTATCTGGTGATGAGGCGTGTATCTGCTGAATTCGATCAAATGTTCAAGCTGGAAAATGAACTGAACAAACTGAAAAAGGAAATTGAGAAGTACGATAAGGATGATCCGGAGGCTAAAGAATTGCAGTTTGAAATTAACCAATTGCAGCGTGATTATGATGAGGTTGAATCCAGGATAAGAAACAATGATTTTTCATTACAGGATGCACAGGCTGTTACGAGTGAATTTGAGGATCAGTTTACAGAGGCAGCCGGTATCTATGACAGAGTAAACCGGGCATTGACTGAATTCATGTTTAAAACCGGATTGATAAAACCTGAAATTGCGGAGGCATTCAATAAAAAAGATAATTACACGGCATTTTACAGGTTTGTTAATGATGAACTGAATACGGGCAGTTTGAATGTTAGCCAGAACAGTTTAAGCAAGGTAAGAAGTTTGCGGAAATATACCGGCAGCCGGTTAGATATTATCGATCCTGTATATAACCAGATCACGGCCATAACTGAAACAATCGGCAAGGGGCTGGAAAATTTAACCTGGTTGAAGTTATGGGAACTTAGCGAAAAACACTACCAGGTAGCACAGAGATTTGAGAATGTACCTACATTCAGTGTTATGAATGAACAAACAGGCAAGATAGAATATCCACAGGATAAGGACAGTTCACTGATGAGGGTTTTTGTAGATGGTGAAAAATTATATTTCCGGTTAGCTCCGGAACTCAAAGCAATAAAGGAAAATTTCAGATCAGAAGAAATGAGTTTACTTGTAAAGGTTTTAACTTTGCCAAGTAAATTATTTACCAGAATGACAACATCCGCAAATCCAATATGGGCAATGGGTAACTTAACGATTGACCAGGTAACGGCCTCAATACAAAGTGAAACCGGATTTAAGCCGGGTGTATCGGCTGCAAAGAGTTTTGTTGATTGGTTGAGCCGTGATGCGTTATGGAAAAAGTATAATTACATAGGAGGAAAACGATCGACATTCGCAAATTCAATGCGTGATAAATCGCCAGCTGATCTTAAACAGGAGCTAATAGGTGATACATTTACAGGTAAGGCAATGAAAGCTGTTGATGCCGGGTTATCGATCTTAGAGATGCCCAGTAATTTATCGGAGTTATTTACCCGGTTTGCTGAATTCAGGAGGGCAAAGGAACAGGGGATGAGTGATCTGGAGGCTTTATACTTAGCTAATGAAGTGAGTGTACCATTTAATAAGCGTGGCCACTGGTGGGGACATGATAAACTTATACTGGGATCTTTACCATACTTCAGCGCAACAATTAATGCACTTGCAAAATTCGGCAGCACAGCACAGAAACATCCTGTAAGAACCGGCACGTGGACAGCAGCTATACTTGTATCAGCGTTTACAAATGCAATTGCGACAATGATAGCCGGTAGTGATGATCAGAAAAGGCAGTTATCGGAAATGCCGGTTAAAGAATTAACCAGGGCAATATATATACCGGAGCCAAGCGGCCAGGGATTCATCAGGATCCGGATCCCGGAGCAAATAGGATCAATCAGCGGATTAGCATATCTATTTGTGATCAGTCATTACGGAAACAACCAGACTTCATTTAAGGAGTATGCAGAGGTAGCTACAAGCTGGATTCCTGATCAGTTCAACGTAAGTGATCCTGTAAAGCTGCTGATAAGCTGGACACCAAAAATGATCCGGCCTACATTTGAAACGGCAGCTAATGTAAGGACTTACCCGGAAATTGCTCCAATAGTACCGCAGTATCTTATGGATAAAGCTCCGGAAATGCAGTACACTGAATATACGAGTAATGTATCGAGGTTTATCGGTAAGGTATTGAAACTCTCTCCAATGAAAGTAGAATACTGGTTATCAAATCAGTTTGGAGGATTAGGCGGTTTAATAATGAGGACTGCAAGTAATTACCGGCCATCTTTACCAATATACAGATGGGAAAAGGACTACATAATGAAAGGCCGGAGTTACAGGAATTTTTATGATAGTTATAACGCAGTAAAGCAGCAGTTCAGCCGGTTGAAAGAAAGCGGAGATAGTTTCAGCGTTGAGGAAAAAAAGCAGATCATTGAACAGAAGATATTGTATGATGAAACAAATGAAACCTTAAGCGGATTAAGAAAGCTGCTGAATGAAAAAAAGAACTTGCCGGAGCATATAAAAGAACAGGCATACCGGCTGATGCTGGAGTTTGATAAGAACTCCGACAATACAAATTTAACATTGAGATTAACGGATCTGAATAAGAAAACCCGGCAGCTGCTTGATGAGAGTAATATAAAAACTCCATCAAGGTTAAGATTCAGCCAGGATGTACTTAATGACAAAGTTAATAAGCAAATGGAATTGATGGGAGGAAAAACAACAAATAAGGATCTGGGTTTTGAAAGCAAGTTAAACCGGATAAATGATGTGCTGATAGAGAACGGTATCTATGCATATAAGCCAAGCGATAAGGAACGTAAAAGTAACAAGATCGATCAACAGAGGGTAAAAAGATACCTGGGTGGAGGCTATGTAGAACTTGAAAGTAAAACCGGTAAGAAGTATAAAAAATGGGTAAATGGCAGAATCCAGATATTAGAAAATAGTGTAAAAAATAAGAAATTAAGCAAGAAAAAGGCTGATGAACTGAAAAAAAAGATCAAGGGAGCCTGGAAAGAACTACAAGAAGTGAAGTAGAAAAATACTCTCACTGTAAATAAACAATATTTTAAACTTAAATTTGTAATACTATGAAAAAATTAATCGTTATTGTTTTACTGTTTTTGTGTTACCAGGTGAATTCGCAGCCAATTTATACCGGCAATGTTGATACAAACAAGATACTGCTAACAAGTTTGTTTGAGATCAATTTAAGTACGCATGATACTTTGCCAATACCTATTACAAAGATGGGGCAGGTATATGATCAGTATTATGAGGTTGCAGTAAAATGTGATAGTGTTTTAAAGGTAAGTTTCGGTGATACAACTTATGCAGCCGGTAATTGGCGTAAGGTTGCCGGATCATCAAACTGGGATTACTTAGGCCGGTTTAGTGTAAAGGAATACAGTGATATGTGCTTGCGGAAATTCTGGGGTGAAAACACGGCACAGGAATTTTCAATCCAGGTATGGGGCGAAAAATGAAGTATATATTCTTAATATTATTTCATGCCGGAGTTGTCTTTGCACAAAATTCAAGTGTTCAGTATTACTACTGGAATACACCAGGGGCGATTGATGCTCCATCTTATGATGCGGATGCACAGGCATATTTTAGCCGGGGAACGTTTTCAGATACGTTAAAAACGGCAATTGATACTTTTATAAAAGGACTGAAAACAGATCTAAACGAAACAAACCTTAACGATATTGCGGATCGTATATGGTTTGCAACAGAGAACGAGGCAGCCAGCAGGGTTGATTGGGTAACGGGGGATACCTTGACTAATTGGGGTACTACGTTTACTCCGTTTTTGGGCTGGCTGGGAAACGGCACAAGTACCTGGATGAATACTAATTATAACCCTACGGTTGATGCAATAAATTACAGCCTGAACAATGGCAGTTTGATGATCTATTCAAGAACTGATATAAATAATGGGCGTGATTTTGGTGTGTTCGTTTCCGGCCAAACAAGGGGATCATTCGTATTTATAAGACTGGGTAATAAATTATATACAGGGATCAATTCTCTGGATCAAGCTGCTTTTGGTATGAATCATTCGCTTGGGTTGCGTAGTGTTACACGTAAAGACGCTGATAGTCTTTATAGTTATATAAATGATACTCTTAGAATAAGGGATGTTAAAGTATCCGGCACTTTGACTAACGCAGATTTGTATGTTTCTTGTGATAATAACGGTTCTGGAACAGCAGGTAATTTCGCAGCAAGGCAATACCCGTTTTTTGGGGTATTCAGACATTTTACACAAGCAGAGTATCTTTTAGTCTATGCCAGGATAAAGGCCTTTTTAACATATACGGGAGCTAATGTAATCCCGTAAAACTTTAACTTTTAACAAAATGGAAAATGTAATGTTCTGGGTTATCGGGGTGATTGTATGGATTGCGGTTTTCGTATGGAATACAGAGAGCTACAATAAAACACAAACTCCAAAATTGAAAGGTTTATTTCCTCCTATACTTTGTTACTGGAATGATTTTGCCGCATACGTGGTAGGATCATTCCTGTTTAACGTAATTTTTTTGGTGTTAGCTTATTTTGAACAGTTGCCAATAAAGGTGATCATAGGCGAAGATTTCGGGGCCGGAAAATTACTGATGGCTTTAATCATAGGAGTTAATTCAGAATTAATTGTAAATGCCATAAGAAGAAGTAAAAACTAATGAATGACAATTTTTTTAAATGGGCTGCATTGATCGGGATCGGATTGATCCTGGTTGTATTTATCCGGTGTAGCATGATAGATTCAGACAGGCAATCTGTTTTCATGCAAGCTGATAGCGTTGTAATGGCCAAGATCGACAGCATACAGGATGGGTTGATCGAGGTCAAGTCAGAGATCGCATACAATGAGTTCTTGCGTGATCTGAATAGCCGGGAGGTTGAAGAAAGTAAAGAGAGAGTTTCATCTAATAATAATAAATTAAAAAAGCGTGAAAAAGATATCTTACAAAATCCTGTTGATAGCAGCCGGGTTGATAATGTTAAGCGGTATCTCCACAAGCGTATTCAGTCAAGGGGTACTTTGCCTTGATACGGCAGAGTTCAAAGAGATTGAATTAATAATTGCGGAGGACAGTGTATTACGGGCAAATAACCAGGAGCTACAATTCCAGGTGGATGGGCTTACCCGGAATGATAGTTTATGTGATGCCAATAAAATCAAGTATGACAATTCGATCCTCTCATTAAATGAAATTATAAAGATGCAAGCCGGTGAGATCCGGAGGTTTGAAAGTACTCCAATGCAGGTTATTGAGGAGGGCTGGAAGTGGTGGCACAAGATATTGGCCGTACTGGGTGGTGCGGCATTCGGTTATGCAGCATGTGAAATTATTCAATTAACTAAATAA